ACTGGGTACGTATGATGATTATTTCTGTCCTTTTGATGGCGATGCTTACGATGACGCGACAGTTAGAACTTGTATAGATACAATTGCTAAAAATGCGGCGAAATTGAGACCACAGCATATTAAACGGAAAAATGGAAACGTTGTCAAGACCGATAGTCCGCTGGATTCTCTTCTTTCAACGCGACCGAATGAATTTATGAGCACATACGATTTCTTATATCGCATGGTTACACAATTATTTTCATACAACAATGCATTTGCCTATATCAAAACAGATCCAACAGGGAATGTTGTTGGTATTTATCCGCTAAACTATACGGATCTTGAGCTAAGAGAGCACCAAGGGCAAATGTATTGCCGGTTCCATTTTTTACAGGCGGGGCAAATTACAGTACCTTACACAGATTTAATACATTTACGCAGGCACTATAATCGTGGCGATATATTTGGTGAATCGAATGAACGACCGCTTAAAAGTCCGCTAAATATCTTAAATACAGTAAAACAGGCATTAGAAAATGCAGTCAAGAATTGTACAAAACTGCGTGGATATCTGAAATTTAACGGTGTGATGCGCCCGGAAGACCAAAAAGCGGCAGTTGATGATTTTACTAATAAATTCGTAAACACGACCAATGGAAAAGCGACTGGGATTGCCGCGATTGACAGCAAAGGTGAATATCATGAGCTTACGTCTGATATTCAAACGGCAGATGATGGGCAAATGATGCATTGCCGAGAAGATATTTATCGTTATTTTGGCTTATCTGAGGAAATTATCAAGGCAAGTTACACAGAAGAACAGTGGACAGCTTTCTTTGAATCTGTTATTGAGCCGTTGGCAATTCAACTCTCACAAGAATTAACAGCAAAATTGTTTACGGAGCGTGAAAAAAGTTATGGCAATGAAGTTGTATTGCTGACAAATCGATTAGAGTATGCTTCGCTGAAAAGTAAAGTTGCCATGGCACAAGTGCTGCAACAAACAGGCGTACTGACCGTTAATGAAATTCGTGAGATATTTGGCTTTGCGGCACGTCCTGACGGTGACAAACGGCTGGTGTCACTCAATTATGTTGATAGCAAAAAACAAAATAAATATCAAGTTGGGGATGCTGCTGATCCAGAACCAAAAAATGCGGATGACAATATAGTTGAGGGAGGTGAGGAGTAAAATGAAAAAATTTGAAAGAGAATACAGAATGACTGACTTGGTCGCTGCGGCTGATCAGGAAGACAGTATGATTGTGGCCGGATATGCTGCTGTATTTGAGCAACCAACCATTCTCTTTGAATATGATGGCATTCAATATAAAGAGGTCATAGACAAAGATGCTTTTGTTGGCTGTGATATGTCAGATGTATGCTTTCGTTATAATCATAGTGAAAATTTTTTAGTATTGGCACGTACACGAAATAAGACACTACAACTGAAAGTTGATAACATGGGCTTGAATTTCCGGGCGGATTTGGCAAATGTAACAGCCGGACAGGATTTGTATGCTTTAATCAAGCGTGGTGATATCGATAAAACATCATTTGGCTTTATTGTGGATGAAGATGCATACGATTCATTAACCCATACAAGGCGCATATTGAAATTTAAAACGTTGTGCGATGTATCTGCGGTGGATATGCCAGCTTATGAAGGTACAAGCATTGATGTTGCAGATGGTTCTGCTGTATCTGCAAGAGATTATTTTAGTGGGCGCATAGAAATTGAAAAGTTGACCAAAGAAAACGAAAAAAGAAAAAAACTATATTTATTAACTTTTTAAGCCACGTTTAATAGCGTGGCTTTTAAATTTGTCTTTATAAAATATTAATAAGGGGTGCATAACATGAACAGACTTCAAGAAATCAAAGACAGAAAAATTGAGATTAGATCAATTTTAAAAGGAACAGAGACAGTGGATTTGACAGCTATTGAAAAAGAATTGACAGATTTGGACACGGAGGAAACTGAAATTCGCAAGAGAATGAATATTGCCAATAAAATCAATTCAGGAGAAATTGAGTCTACAGTTATTGAAAAACCGGGAGAAAAGCGTTCTATTGTTGCTGATAAATTTGATACGATGGAATATCGCCAAGCATTTTTTGATTATGTAAAAACGGGTGTTATGAATCCAGAGTATCGTGCCAGTGCTATTACGACCACAGCTGATGCGGGGTCTGTCATTCCGACTACGACCTTAAATAAAATCATTGATAAATTAACCAGCCAAGGCATGATTCTGCCACTGGTAACGCAGACCGCATATAATACGGGTGTGTCGATTCCAACATCCAGCGTAAAGCCAGTTGCTACTTGGGTAGCTGATGGGGCAGGGTCGGATGTACAGAAGAAAGCACTTGGAAGCATTACGTTTAGTGCTAATAAATTGAGATGTGCCGTTGGTGTATCGTTTAATTTGGAAAATATGAGTCTCAGTGCATTTGAGGCGGCGATTGTTTCTAATATTGCAGAGGCAATGGTAAGGGCAATTGAACAGGCTATAATTTCGGGATCAGGTACGGGGCAACCAAAAGGTATTTTGACAGAAACGCCAGCTGATGGACAATCTATTGAGGTAACAGCAATTGATTATAATACGATGGTTAATGCAGAAGCAGCAGTACCAGCAGCATATGAAACCGGCGGTGTATATGTAATGACCAAATCGACATTTATGCAGTATGTAGGAATGGTCGATGGCAATAAACAACCAATTGCCCGCGTAAATTACGGTATCAATGGGGCGGCAGAACGTTCATTGCTTGGTCGTAGAGTAATCATCTGTGACTATTTACCTTCTTTTTCAGCAGCGACGAATGAACAAGTATTTGCGTTTATTTTCCGATTTGAGGATTATGTTTTTAATACAAATTACAGCGTTGGTTTAAAACAGTATGAGGATTATGTGACGGATGATATTGTCAGAAAAGCAATCATGCTTGCGGATGGTAAAGTTGTCGACGTGAATTCCTTGGTCGTATTGAAAAAGAAAATAGCGGCATAATTAAAAGATGAACAGGCTGATTTTCAGCCTGATTCCCTTGTAGGGAGTGAAATGATTTGGACTTGAGTGACGTAAAAAAATATTTACGAATTGATGATGATTTGACCGAAGATGATGAGCTCGTCCAGTCTTTGATTACAGGTGCACAGGAGTATATTACAAACCAAACTGGCAAGCAATATCAAGCAGATAGTGAAATTTGGAATATATGTATAAAACTATTGTGCAGCCATTGGTATGATAATAGACAACTCAATCCATCGAAACCGGGGATGCTGTCTGAATATCCGCACAGTGTAACGGCTTTGATTCACCATATTGCATTATGTTCTTCTTATCCGGTGGTGACGTCATGAATGCTGGTACTTTAGACAGAAAAATTTCGGTAATGGCGTATCAAGAGGTTAAAAACGAAGTTGGGGCAATGGAACAAAAGCCAGTTGAACTTTTTAAACCATGGGCAAGGGTAGAACCGGCTAGAGGTCGGGAATATTATGAAGCTCAAAAAATTAAAGAGGCAGATGCTTATAAAATAACAATTCGCTACAGGAAAAATGTGGATGATTCCATGCTTATTAAATATGGCAGTCGAACGTTTGAAATCCAAACTGTTACAGATCCATATGAAGCGCATGAAAGTTTAGAAATTTATTGTACTTGTAAGCATCGAGGTGCAAGCAATGGTTGATGGTTTTGATATTAGTGGATTAGATGAATATAAGACACATATTATGGCTATTGCCAATGAATTTCCAGCAACATGTGAAAAACATCTAAAAAAAATTGGTAATAAATTTAAAAAAATAGTTAAAGAGAAGTCGCCGGATAGCGGAAAAGATCATAAAAAGAAACTTAAAGATTCCTGGAAATCGGAGGTTAAAGGTTATACTGGCGCAGAGTTAAGCATGGATATTTGGAGTACTTCCCCGCATTTTCATCTTGTTGATCGTGGGCATGTGCAGAAAACTAAATCTGGTAAAGTAGTTGGATTCGTCCAGGGAAAGCATTTTTTAGCAGCGACGGCACAGGAAGTGGAAACAGATATTGTCCCCGCAGAAATAGAAAAAATGTTTAAAGATATCAGCAAGAAACTAGGTGATTAATTCTATGTTAAAGCAAAAAGCTATATTGGCAGCAGTTATATCGTTGATAGAAACAAAGTATGCTGCTGTCAATGCTTATACAGATGAAATTACCAAAAGCTTTAAACAGCCCTGTTTTTTTGTGAAACTGATCAAACGCCGTGGGACTGAGACGAAGAATATAACTAGCAATAGCATCAGTGTTGTATTAACTTATTTTGCGGATGGATTCACAAATAAACAGTTGGCTTTTTTGGATTGCGAAGATGTTATTGATGAATTGTTTGGTAATGGGTTTTTCGTTGGCGAGAGGTATCTTCATATCAAAAACATTGCATCTGAGCGAATTGGAGAGAACCAGGATATATTACAGATAACGGTTGATATAGATTATCTCGATACCACCGGCTATGATGGCAATGCTGGATATGACATGATGCAGAAAGTTAATATGAATATCACAAACGAATAGAAAGGAATGATGGATATGGGATTAGGCTTACCTAGTATTACAATTGCATTTAAATCGACATCGATTACCGCGGTTGAAAGAAGTACCCGCGGTATTGTTGCAATGATTCTTAAGGAATCAGATGCGAACGTAGCAGGAAAACGCGTGGCTGAGGTTACTAAACAATTTGTGTCAGGAGATACGGTTTTATTTGAGGGAATAACCCTCACGGCAACCACGGACACAACGGATGCGGCACATTTTGCCATTGGCGCAAGTCTTGCGGATACTGCGACTAATATTGTTGCAGCAATGACCGCAAATAGTGCGGTAAATGCACTTTATACAACCGGGGCGAATTTAGCTGTAATTACGATTACGGAAAAAACGGCAGGCGGCGGAAATACGCCTGGTGTGATTACCACCACTGGGACAGGGATTCTGACACAGGAATCTTTGGTAACAAGTTATTCTTTTGGAAATCCAACGACAGTATATTCGACAACGGATATTCCAGATTCATTGTCAGCAGATAATAAGGAGCAGATTGAGCTTGCGCTGGAAGGCTATCAGACGAGTCCAAAACATATTTTGGTATATATCCAAGACAGTTCAGTAACCGATTACAATTATATGTTGCTAGAATTAGAACATGCACGATGGGATTATCTTGTTATTCCGGATATTAAAACGGGTGAGGCAACAACAATCGCAACATGGATCAAAGGATTGCGCAGCGTTAAAGACAAAATGGTCAAAGCAGTTTTACCAAATTGTCAGGCAGACAATGAAGGTGTTGTGAATTTCACAAATAGCAAAATTGTTACAGCAGCAAAAACCTATACAACGGCTGAGTATTGCAGTCGGATTGCTGGAATGATTTGCGGTACCCCAATGACAATTTCTTGCACGTTTGCACCACTTTCAGAGGTTATCGACTGTGATAAATATACGAAAGATCAAATGGATACAAAAATTGGTAATGGTGAATTGTTCATTATGTACGATGGTGTGAAATTTAAAATTGCTCGTGGTGTCAATAGCTTTGTGACAACTATTGAGGGCAAGAATGACAGCTTCAAAAAAATCAAGCTGATTGACTGCATGGATATGATTCATGATGATATCAAGGACACGGCAAACGATAGTTATATCGGTAAATATGCAAACAGTTATGACAATAAATGTTTGTTGCTTTCGGCAATTCAGGGATATTACAATACTTTAGAAACAGAAGGGTTGCTCGATCCCGGGAAAAATAGTGTAAATCTCGATTTGACGGCGCAAAAGAATTATTTGCTTTCGAATGGGGATTATACGGCTGCCGAATTGGCAGAAATGAAAGATCAGGTTGCTAAAGAAGCAAATACGAGGGATCAAGTTTTCTTGACTTCAAACTTAAAAATTCTTGATGCTATCGAAGCAATTACAATGAATTCATATATTTGATGATGGGCCGGAAATTCCGGCTTTTTATTTTGGATAAAATAGGAAAGGGATGATTATATGAATGGAATGGCAGCAAAACAGGTAATGAATGGAACCCATGGTGAAGTTTGGATAGATGGAGATTACATGGCTCAGGCTACTGAATGTAAAGCTACCGTGACACAGAAAAAAACGGCAGTATCGATTGTAAAAGTAATGTCAGATCAATATAAAGTCACTGGTTATGAAGGCAAGGGCAGCCTGAAAATGAATAAAGTCAGCAGCTACATGATTAAAAAGTTATCGGATAACATGAAGGCTGGAAAGCAAACGACTTGCACGATTATTAGCAAATTATCTGATCCGGACGCGATTGGAACAGAACGTGTTGTCATCAAAGATGCGGTATTTGATTCTTTGATTTTGGCGGATTGGACAGCAAAAAAATTGGGTGAAGAAAGTTATCCGTTTACTTTTACGGATTGGGATATTTTAGACCAGGCAAGCGAATGAGTTGGTGAAGCCAATGGCGTGGCTATTTTAATTTTAAATAAAAAGGATGGATATAAAAATGTCACTATTAGATAAATTATTACAGGCAGATGCCGGAAAATTAACAGAAAAACCTCATAAAATTTTTGAGGTAAAACGTCTTTCAGCAGCTTTGAAAACTAAATTTGAGCTCGAACTGCAGGCAATTGATGCACAGCGTTATGCAGAGATTCAACGGATGGGCATTGATCTAGGTAAAAAAGGAAACGTTCGCGACGTAAATATTTATGAGATGCAGGTTTTTACCATTTTAGATGGCGTTAAGGCACCAAATCTCAAAAATCAAGAGCTCTTGAAACATTTTGGCGCTGCTACGCCAAAAGAACTTCTTGCAAAATTGTTTTTATCCGGTGAAATCGCTGATGTTTATAATGAAATCAATGAATTGTCTGGTTATGAAAAAGATGATGACGAAGCCGACGAAGAAATAAAAAACTAATAAAAACCGACTGGGAAACACAGTTAATATATTATGCTTGGCGGTTTCATCATAAAATACCAAGCGAAATATATTGGTTGCCAGTCGGTGAAAAACAAATTTTGTCTTCTTTTATCCGTAGTGAACTGGACGAACGAAATAAAGAAAATACCCCAGAAGGGGATGAATAGATGGCCAAAGTTATTGATGCAACTCTTCGCCTAAATGATCAATTCTCATCTACCTTACGAGCGGTTGATTCTGTTATAAAAACAAACGAAAGTGCCATGAAAGCGGCAACTGCAGCTACAAAGGGTGCCGGTTCAGCCATTAAAACCTATGCCGTTGATATGAAAGAAGCTGAAAAAATAAATCAGCGTGTTTCTAAAAGCGTGCAAGGCATGGGAAAATCATTGACCAATGCAGCAACGAAAATGACTTTGTTTTCTGCTGGGTTAGCTGCGGCAGCAACAGAAGGAATAAAGCTTCATTCCGAATATGAGGATGGTATGGCTAAAGTCTCCACTGCAATCGACCGTAATGTCGTGAGCCTGCAGGGATTATCAAATGGTATTCGTAAAATTTCTGATGACACAGGGAGATCCGTTACAGAGCTATCAGCTGCAGAATATCAGGCTTTGTCTGCGAATGTTGATAGTGCGCATGCGACTGAATTTATGATGGCAGCAACAAAAGCCAGTATAGGTGGTTTTTCAGACCAAACGACTGCGGTCGACGGGTTAACTACGGTTTTAAATGCTTATGGCATGAAAACCGAAGAGGTCACAAAAGTTTCTGACCAAATGATAGCGGCGCAGTCTCTTGGTAAAACCACATTTAATGAAATCAGCCAGACTATTGGTGGCGTTGCAACTTCTGCCAGTATGGCAGGAATCAAAACAGAAGAACTTTTAGCTAGTATCGACTCTATTACGAAAAAAGGTGTCAAAACACCGGAAGCAGTAACACAGATACAGGGTATGATTACAGCAATTCAAAAACAGAGCGAACAGTCCAAGAAAGCGGCAAAAGGAATCGGTTTGGATTTTTCCGAAGCGCATTTAAAAGCGGTTGGCTTCATGAAGTTCATGCAGGAAATAAAAGATAAGTCTGGAAATGACAGCACAATTTTAACGCACTTATTTGGGCGGGTTGAAGGCGTGAACGGGTTTAAAGAAATTACAGCTGATATGTCTGATTATGCTGCCACTTTGGATAAAATAAAAAATAGTTCTGGTGCGACAGCCGAAGCCTATGAGGCTATGATGACACCAGCACAAAAAACTAGAATAGCCATGAATGAATTAAAAAATGCCGGTATGGATTTGGGTGCAGGTATGGCACCGGTATTAAAAAGAACGACTGCCATTTTAAAATCCATAGCAAATACATTAAATGCAATGAGTCCGGCACAAAAGGAAATGCTTATCGATGTTGCTCAATTTATTGTTATCGGAACGTTAGGCGTTAGTGTCCTTGGTAAAGCAGTATCAGGGTTTGGTTCTGTATTTGGGATGGTTACGAAATTTGCCAGTGCTGTAACAACGGCTGGTGGCGTGATTCCATTGCTTACAAAAGGATTAACTTCGATTGTTTCTACCTTAAAAATGGTCGGAGTGGCAATGAAAATGATGTTTTTAAATCCATGGGGTATTGCAATCATGGTGATTATTGGCTTGATTTATTTGCTTTATACGCACTGGGATACGGTAAGTGCTTATTTACAAAAGACCTTTGGTGGGTTAGGCGAAAAGGCTGGTACAGTCGTTGATAAAATTGTTGGCTATTGGAATAAATTTATGTCTGCGTCAGGTAATAGTAGTACTGCAATTGGAAAATATATCTCTTTATTAAAATCAGTTTTTGGAATCGAATTTTCTATTATTTGTGCAGTTATATCGACAACTGTAAATTTGCTTGGCGATTATCTTAATGAATTAATGCAAATTATAAATGTTGTAATATCCGGAGTCATTAAGATATTATCTGGCTTAATTGACTTTATTGTTGGTGTATTTACAGGAGATTGGCGACTAGCTTGGCAAGGTGTTACCGAAATTTTTAGCGGGATTTTTGGAACGATCAAAGGT